ACACCATGAATGAAGGGAAAATAACAGGAGAAGTTTTGCAAGAGGACGCGACTAGTGAACTGGTGATGGGGTATATGACATACTAGAAGTGAGAGGTTGGAGGTTGGAGGTTGGACTAGTTAAAAGAATCTATATCTTATCTTTTTCTGATTTCCGCCCTCCGATTTCTGACCTCTAGAACGTAGGAAGGAAGTGTTAAGAATGGAGCAGCATAATCAAGGACAACAAAAAAGAGGGGGTGCTTTTTTGCAGCAAATTAAACAGTATAGCATGGTGCTCTTTTTAATTGCCGTGGGTGCGCTTTTTCAAGTTTTGACGAATGGTGTCTTTTTGAGACCATTAAATGTAACAAATGTTATTTTGCAAAATAGTCATATTTTAGTTTTAGCCATTGGGATGTTAATGGTTATCGTCTTAGGGCATATCGACTTATCTGTTGGCTCAGTTGCTGCTTTTACTGGGGCAATCGCCGCCATTTTAATGATTAATCAACAGATGAATCCAATCCTCGCGATCATCCTTTGTTTAGGGATCGGTGGCATCATCGGCGCATGGCAAGGGTTTTGGGTGGCATATATTAAAGTACCAGCCTTTATTGTCACACTCGCTGGGATGCTGATCTTTCGTGGGTTAACGATTGTCGCATTAGGAGGGCGAACAGTGGCTTCTTTTCCGGAGTCATTTAGATCATTGAGTGCCGGCTTTATTCCAGATGTGTTAGGTGGCGATGGCATTCATGTAACAACTTTACTTGTGGGTGCGCTTTTTGCAACAGTCATCGCAGCTATTCTGATCTTGGCGCGAAAAAAGCGGATGTCTTATTCATTTGAGGTCCAGACCCTCCCTACATTTGTGATACAACTTGTGATCATTTTTGCAGTAGTCATGGCATTTAGTTATACCCTCGCTTCACATGCTGGGATTCCTAATGTGTTATTTATCCTCATTTGTTTAATTGTTATTTACTATTTTGCAACAACAAAAATGAAAGTAGGACGCTATTTATATGCGATTGGTGGTAACGCAAAAGCAGCCGCATTATCAGGGATTAAAACGCAAAAGGTCGTGTTTTGGACATTTGTTAACATGGGTGTTTTAGCGGCATTATCCGGCTTAATTTTTGCAGCCAGATTAAACGCTTCTACTGCCTCAGCGGGTGAGTTATTTGAACTCAATGCGATTGCTGCTTGTTTTATCGGTGGTGCTTCCTCCTCAGGTGGGGTTGGTAAAGTGATGGGTGCGATTATCGGTGGTTTGGTTATGGCGATCATTAACAATGGCATGTCATTACTTGGCGTTGGTGTTGATTGGCAACAAGCGATTATGGGAATGGTGCTCCTCTTAGCCGTGGCGGTAGATGTGTATAATAAACGGGTTGCAGTTTAGTTGTCGGTGTTGCCTCAAACATGGATGTGATTTACTATTGTAGATAGTAGGTTACGCCATGTTTTTTTGTTTAGCTTTTACATTTTCATCCATTAAATCACGCCATGCTTGTAACTAAGGAGCATCTTTTAATCAAAAAACGTTTTCACAAGAAATTTTTATTAAAACATCACATTTCATGTGTTCCCAAGGCTAATAAGTAGGGGGAGATTACCGACCTCAATAAGTCGTTAAACTATTGCATGTTAACATGTGACCCTAGCTAGGTCATACAAATTGAATATAAGTATTAAGTGCGAACTAAAGCAGTTGCAATCGCTCCTAACAGATGGAGAAATCAAGAACAGCACATAAGCTTTAAATGACACAAAAATAAATCTAAAAAACATCAAGAAGGTAGTCGAGCTACGACAAGATGAGTCTACCCTCAAAAAAAATAAATAGAGAAAAATAAAGGAGTTTTTACAATGGCACAAATTACACCAGCAAGAGGCGCAAATAGAATCATGTTAATGAGACCATTTTCATTACGCCACGAAGTAACAGCAGGGCGCATGGCATTCCAAACCAGTCATGAAAAAACATTATCAAGAGAAGCAGAATCAACAATTACGAAGGATGGAAACATCAATTCATTGTCAGAGTTAGAAGTGGAGTACTCTTTAGAAACCCTTTTAGCACATAACGATATTGTACGTGAGAAAATTTATGATGCATTTTTAAATGGAGAATTAATTGAATTGTGGGACATTGATAAAACAGATCCAACTGTACCAGGTGGTGACCAATTCCCAGCAACTTACTTGCAAGGTTATATCACTGAGTGGAGTGAGACAGCAGGAGCAGAAGATAGCGTTGAAGTTTCAATGTCTATTGCTGTAAATGGCTCTGGCGTTCGCGGGAATGCAACCTTATCTGTAGACCAAGCAACAGTCGTTCAGTATGAATTTGCTGATACTGTTATTGCACCTTAAATCTATTTTCAAATAAAGAAATACAGAGGTGATTTGGTGTTACCTCTGTATTTCAAAATATGATATTAAAACATGAAGGAGAATGAAAGATGAATTTGACAATAAATAACAAAGATTATGATCTATACTTTGGATTGGATTTTATCAACTTTTTGGATAAAAAATATTACATTGAACAAAATGGCTTCAAGTTGGGACAGGGGTTAACGTATACGATTGCACAAATTGAGTTGGGTAATCCATCAATTTTACTAGATTTAATTGTTGCAGCAACCTTAACTGGTAGTAAAGCAAAGTCAGAGGATGTTAAAAAATATATTGAAACAGAAGCAGATATTGAGGTGTTAATGACCGATTTTTTGCAAGCATTAGAGAAGTCACCGACAACCCGTTTCACGATGAAGAAGTTGGGGTTATTAGTGGAAGCGGAGAAAAAGAAAGTCAACAAGTAGAAGAGGCAAAAAGCCGCACGATCGACGATATTAAAATCGAGATTATGCGGTATTGCGGGATATATGATCAGGTTCAACTAGGGCGTATCACATTAAGCCAATACTTTTTAATGATGAAAGCAGTGCGTTTACAGTTGATTGACCAGCAGCGGGATTTACACGTACAAGCATGGTTAAATGTGCAGGCAAAAGCCGCCAAACAAAGAGGTAAGAAAACTGTCCCTTACTTCAAATCATTTGATGAATTTTTTAAAGATCCATTAAAGCAAAAGGATGAAAAGAAAAAAAATACTCATAGTGAGCGGATGAGTGTTGAAATGAAGCAAATGTTGTTGAAAGCCAATAGTTGTGAGTAAAACTGAGATTATTTAGCATTCATAATACGGTTATGAATAATTTTAGCGATTTGCTTTCCACCAATATCAAAGTTAAATGTAAGTAAGAGTTGAATTATTATTTACCTGTAACTCGATCATGAGCTACCTCAGCAATGTGTAAATCAGATGGATTGAAAAAAATAGATTTTGTAATTTCGCCTGAAGTGGGAAAATGCGGATTTATACTTGTGTCAGGAATAGAAAATGATAAGTAATAGGCTTCAGGATCGAATTCGACCTTCTTGATTTTTGAAATAGGTATTGTTTCAAGATTAGAGTCATTATTTAATCTAATTGAAATAGATTTTTTATTTATCTCCCAAGTTTCCCCTCCATATGTGTGAAAGTCGTCTGATCTTAAGTATATTTTTCCAGATTTATCATCAATATGAGAGCGTATTCCTATTTTTTCAGGAATAGCTATTTTCAACATTTTTTTTCCTTGTACTTCAGCTCTTTTATTTTTAATACCAATGAAAATGAAGGGGCCTATTATAATTGAGAATGCCCAAATAGCTATTATTAAGGTTCTAAAAATATCATCGGAAAATCCTAAAACATCGTATACTAAAAAAAATAGAAACACAACAAATATAAATGAACTAATAAGAAAAATTAAATATTTCATAGAATCACACCTTTATAAAATTTAAAAAACTAATAAAAAATAGACTTAAATAAACTTGAAAGGAGAGTAGTAAAATGGATCATTTAAAACAAGCAGTCAGGAAACTCGAAGAACTCTCAGAATTACTTTCCCCATTTGAGGGTTATTTGAGTAGAGCAGTGAGTGCCTTTTCAGGATTTAATACAACTGTAAGCATACTGAATAGTACAACAGCTGCTTTTGATGCACAAGTAACATCAATAGGAAATCAAGAAGCTGCAATAGAGCGATCAACAGCTGCAATAAATAAAACAGAAGCTGCACTTACTTCTAACAGGAAAGTAACCAAGCAAATGAAAAGAGATGGTGAGACTTGGAATTCAGTTTTGAAGAAGCAGAATATTGCTTTAAAAAAGAAAAATAAGACACTTAAAGTGACTAAGTTCATGAAAGGGGCATTAAACATCGTTAAAATGGCTAGCCCTATCATGATGATTGTAGCTGGTATTACAGCCGCAATTTCTGCATTCAGGGCATTAGTTAGTGTTGGTAGTCGAATTATTGGATTTTTTACAGGAGCTAACCGTGCAGCTCGAGAACATGCAGAAGCAGTAGAAGGATTATCCAATAGATACGGTGTCTCAACCGAACAAATCGAAGAGGATTTAGAAAGGATGGGTAGCTCTAGTGCTAGTTCATGGGAAACACTTCAACATGCTGCGATGGAAGGCGCTGAAACATTCCAAGGATGTGCTGATCAGATGCGTGAAGATATCCTTGCTTTAATGGACTATTACGAGGATTACAATGATGCAATAGCTTCATGGAGAGATACTCAGATGCAAGCAGTAGAAGATGTCGCTGGTGAATGGGGGCTAGGTGCAGACGAAGTCATTGCCCATATGGCAGAAATGGGTATGAATGCCGAAGAATGGGCAGCCCATATGAGCCAAGCATGGGAAGACTTCCAAGGAGAGGTTCAAAGTAACGTTGGCGGTATCATCAATGGTTTTCGTAAGATTCCAACAGAATATCAAAAAAGCTCTGAAGAATTACGCGAAATCATGGCGGCCAATATTGCTACAACTGCAGATTGGCAAAATAATATGACAGAACTCGCTGGTAGAGTTAGTCCAGAAATGTTAGCTCAACTCGAAGCAAAAGGACCTGAATTTAATAGTGTTATCCAAGAAATGCTAGATTGTGAAGATGAGTTGAACAGCTGGATTGAGCTATTTGATGATGCTACAGCTGTTGGGACACAAGCAGCTCTCGATAACATCGAAGATGATACTGTTCGTAATGGTATTACCAATATGTTAGAAGAAACAGGTCAGGCAATTGGATTGAGTACAGATGTTTTAGAAGGCTATCAACAAATGGCAAGCGAACTCACCGAACGAATGCTTCAAGAAGCAGAGGAAGGTGGAGATGCTATCGGTTCAGCTTATGTTGAAAACACAGCTGAGGGGATTAGTACAGGTGGTGCTGAGGTAGTATCTGCATTTGAGGAGACTATGAATGAGGTAGAAGTAGCAGCAACAAATTCATTAACTGGTCTAGGTGAAGCTATGACAGCTGGTATGAAAGTGGTGTTAGCGATTGTAGAAGCTGGGCTTAGTCAAATGAAGGATGAGTTTTCAAATGCAAAAGAGCCAATTAAGACATCAGGAGTTCAGGCATTAGAACAGTTTGGTATATCTGTAGAAACAGGCTTAAATGAAACGAAAGCAACTGCAACTACAGGACTAACAGAGATCACACAAGTCTTTGATCAGCTTAAATCAGGCATGCAAACATCAGGACAAGGTGCAATGCTCGGTTTCCGAAATGGAATCCTTGCGAAGAAACCTACAATTATCGCCGCGGTTAGTACTGTCACAGAAGCAGTAGCCAGAACTTTGAAGCGTGTTTTAAAGATGAACTCCCCCTCTCGCGTTATGCGTGATCTCGGTGGATACACCATGGATGGTTATGCCATTGGTATGGAAGACAAGCAAAAAGATGTCGAAAACGTTGCAAAATCAACAGCTGATACCGTTACAGATGAGCTTGACAAAGCATCCAAAGTCCAAAACAAACTCCAATCTATCACCTCAAAACTAGCTGACACAAAAAACAAATACGCCGATCAAGCAGCCTCAATGATGAAAGCAGGGCTTGATAGTGCGAAAGCGATGGCACAAAACATGGATAAAATGCTTTTTGACAATAAACTTGATCAAAAGTTAGCTTTAGCTGTTAGCCCACCAGATGCAGAGTATCAAACAAGCCTGATGGAAAAGCTCATCAACACTGTCGCATCTGGACAAACCATCGTCATGGACTCAGGTGAGCTAGTCGGAGCCACATACAATGGCTATGATGCTGCGGCTGGTGAGGCAATCTCATACAACTCAAGGTGGGGAAGGTAGGTGAATAAGATGAGAGATATCACACATGGACTATGTTTTACCCAGTTTCCAAGTCATTACATTGAATTTGGTCTTTTCGATTCTCGTCGCTTTGGATTAAATCTGCACGAAAGGACGGGCGATACACCTAGCGAAAATGAAATCACCACTAGTATACCATATATGCAAGGTGTTGTCGATATGTCAAATCTACTTGGTAACAGAATTTATGACAATCGTGCAATAACCTATATATTTTACCGATTTGGTGTTAACCGAAAAGGGACAGCGCGAGATTTTCAAACAACGATTACAAATTTACTGATGCGTGAATTTGACCAACGATTAGACGATAGCTTCGAGCCTGATTTTTTCTACCAAGGAAAGTGTCAGGAGGTTGTTGTGGTTGATGATTATGACCGCAATCGCCTAAGAATAGAAATTACATTTGATTTATATCCCTTTAAAATTGCTAAACATACAGAAGGTGATGATTTATTTGATCCATTCAATTTTGATATTGATGCTTTTCACGATGGTTTAAGCTTTGCAGTTACAAATCAGCCAACGACTATTCGCCTGTACAATGCAAGTCAACTTGTTTTACGACCATTAGTTACAGCAAGTGCAACTATTGAACTAACAAGAGAAGGAAAAGCACCCGTACAAATACATCCAGGTACAGGCATCACATACAACAATTTCAGGCTTGAGCAAGGGATGAATACGTTGACCTTAAGAGGGATAACTGGTATGGCAACCATTTCCTTTGATTGGCGAAAGGAGCGGATTTAATTGTATTTTGTAGAAATTGAAATTTTACCAGGAAGCACGATACAACCCCTTCATGACCCCTATTCAAGGACAAATGTTCTAGTCAAAGGAAATATTACTCAAGTACTCAATGCGGTTAATGACTTCAAATTTGATCTTTTACCCTCACATCCATTATATGAAGCTGACATTCGTTCATATGTCTCTTTAGTTCGCGTCCGTGATCATACAGATGAAATTATTTTCCGTGGTAGAATTGTTGACTATTCACGTAAAATGGCAGGCGATGGACAAATGGTGAAATCTTATGTGGCTGAATGCGAATTAGCTTACTTACTAGATAGCATACAAGAAGCAGAGGAGCTTGTTAATATTACCATTGATGAATATTTCAAGCGACTACTTAGCGTGCATAATAGACGGGTAGGTGACGATGACAAACGGATTAACACGATGAGCATTCTTGGAATTCACTCATCTGTGCCGATCTCTTTTGATCGCAATTGCCTTTGTGGAACGACAACAGATGTTTATCACATTAACTATATGAGCACTTATCAAAACATTAAAACGCATATTTTAGATGTCCTTGGTGGCTATGTTTGGCTTGACTATCCTAATGGACAAAGACGATTAAATTATGCCGAGACAAGTGGCGAGCTTCGAGAAATGCCCATTGAACTTGCAGTGAATTTAGAAAATATGACATCTTCTTACCAAGCGAGCCAAGATTATACACGGCTTATCCCTCTTGGGGCAGAACTTGAACGCTATGAGCTAGCCATTGACAGGCTAAAAGAAATTGGTGTGATCCAAGGTGAATCAGATTTCTGGCTTAACGAAGTGCGTCACCACCGTGACGGGATTTCATTAATAGGTCAAGAAGCTATTTCACCTTGGTCAGGACAATTGTTGCTCGGTTTATCAAAATTGAATTATAAACACCGCTGCACCTGTCCTGATGAATGTCAAAGTGATACTTGTAGCAGATGTAACATTGCTCAACTGAGGCAACGAATCGAAAGTGAACGTATGCCGGCTGATATTAATAGTCGCTATTATTACAATGAAGCGGTAGATTGGTTATGTAACTCAGGACTTATTGGGAGTTCTGAACATTGGAAAGAGGAGGACAAAGTAAGTAACATTCATGTGAGATGGTTGATCCGTCTTGCAGCAATGGCAATTTCTCCTGAATCACCACGACGAGGAAATCATAATTCAACAGACTCAGCCCTTTACTGGCTCGGTGGCGATAGTGGTTGGTTTGGTGGCTCTAATTGGTTTGATCGATTTAGACCAGTTCCACCACCGCCACATCCCTGTAAATGTGAGGACTGTGAGTGCGAGCCTTGTGACTGTTGCGACTGTGAACCATGTGACTGCTGTGATTGTGAACCTTGCGATTGCTGTGAATGTGAAGAGGAAACGTGTTGTCCAAATTGTTGTGATTGCTGTGACTGTGAACCATGTGACTGTTGCGACTGTGAGCCTTGTGATTGTTGCGATTGCGATTCATGTGACGATGATGACTGTGAGAATTCATCTGATGTTGCACGCCCAGCAATGGAAAAACTACTTCCTCTTGATGATAGCCAAGAATCTGAATCACCTTGGATGGGGCAGTTATTGATCAACCTGTCAAGACTTAATTTTAGCAGGCGAGATGATGCTGAAATCGAAGCTTTTGAAGCAGAAATTGAAGAATCAATCGACGATATGGACGAGTACTACAAAGCGATTGATTCACTAAGTAATACGGGTGTTATCCTCAGTCCGAACTATTGGAAACAGGAAGAGTTAAGCGAAGATGAAGAATTACGAAAGTTAATTCGACTATCTGATAAAATGGCTGATCATGAGTATCCAATCATGATGAACCCAAGTGATGCGATCACATGGCTAAAAGAGGAGTATGGTTTTTTCACTGCTGAGGAAGAAGCATTTTGGCGCGACCAAATTCGTGAGCCTAGCGAAGGTGCGGAAGATCATCGCCTTTCAGAATGGATTTCGGAGTTACTCATCAAACTTTCTCTGGTCAATTATGAACGGAGCATTGAGGGGTTAAGAGAACTCCTTGCGCCAAAACCGATTGCCCCTATTGATGATTTTGGTGCCTATAATGAAGCACTTGATTCATTAAGTAATGCGGGTGCTATTCAAAGTCCAGATTATTGGAAAGAACCAGCACGACGCTATGATATCAACTTACGATGGCTTATTCGTTTAGCAGATTTAGCAGTTGATCATGATGACCCTCAATCGGACTTCCCACGACCGAGATTAACCATTAAAGCGGGCGCGAATGATAACGATTGGCTTCCCATTAAAGAAGGTGCGAATGTTCCTATTATTGAAGGAGTCGTTATCTTTGATACCAATGATCCCGAAGAACTTAGAAGAAAAGCAAAAAGGTGGATAGCTGAACATCAAACAGTTACTAACAGTGTATCTATCAGTGCTGTTGACCTTTCACATCTTGATCATGTCACTTATGAGGACTTTAGAGTTGGTGATAGATATCAAGTCATCAATCCATTACTTGGCATCCACGAAGATGGGGAAGGCTATCCACTTATTCAAAAGAAAATTGATGTGGTAAATCCCATCAAAAGTGGCTTAACATTTGGAGATAGGCAACTAATGATGAGTTCATCACGGTAATCATACACAAATAAAAATAAAGGAGATACACATTATGAATATTAATATCCAAAACATCATTGATCGATTAAGAAATGAAAGTCCACTACTTGGACGAAATGCAAGACAATACATT